CCTGAAGGATTTCCTGCCCCCCCAGCCCCGCCGCCACCAGCGCCATGTCGACTTGGACTTCCGCCACAAGAAGTTCCATTTCCTCCAGCATTACCGAAACCGAATGGTTGTAAAGGTGCGGGCATTCCTGGTGCTTGAGTAGTGCTTCCTCCTGGATTAGTTGCTCCTGGACTTCCACTTTCTCCTTTTCCTCCGCCACCTGATCCCCCTGGTAAACTATAAGCTGGGTTAAATGTAGGTGTGCTTACGCCACCTGCTCCTCCTCCGATTCCATTAAAAGCTGTAAAAGCATTTCCCCCTGAATCGACTAATGTTGTGTTTCCTCCAGGTGTTACTTCTGCTCTACCGGGATCACTGTTACCCTGTGTACGTTGTCCAGCACCGCCACCTCCAATCGTTATGTCTAAATCTCCCACAACTGTGGTAAAATGTGGAGTCATATCTGAAGCAGGAATAAATACCATTCCGCCTCCGCCAGCTCCTCCTGGAGAGGGTGCAATAAAAGATCCACCGCCACCACCAATAACCATCATGTCCGCTACTAAAGATCTTACTGGTAAGCCGCCTCCAGAACCAAATCCTAAAATTTGATAACCAAAAGACTTAGCTTTTCTTGATTGTGTGTTTTTTGTGCTCTTACCGGTTGTAAGTTTATTTTTAATTTCTCTCATATTCTATATCTCTTACGCGTCGTTAGCGGCGCTTGTAGTAAAGAATAGTTTAATTCCAAGTAATCTTGCATCAGCATTTAAATCATCAGCTGAAACATCTCTTGATATTTGAAAGAAAACATATTCATCTGCACCAGGTGATCCTGCTATTGTTACTGCTCCACTTTCAGCTGCAACATCTAAATCATTTGAAGTTCCACTGTGTGCTTTTGCTGTTGCAACAACTTGTGTTCCAAAAGCTGTATTTAAATCACCACTGTCAGCTAAAGCTACACCAGATAGTCCCCATGCTGTCGTTCCTGTGTCTGTTGAAGTGGCTGTAAAAAATGCTTGAAAAGTTACTGTGCCTGCATTCCATGATTTTGGAAAAGCAACAGCAAACTGTGCAAACTCATCAGAGTCTTTGTCAAAATCTAATACTTTAATTTCTGGACCATTTGATAATTCTACTTGTGCAAGAGCAGCACAACCACTTGTTGTATTAGGATACATTGCAACCGCTGGAATCCAGATAGTTTCTTTTCCAGCAATTTTAATCGCACCTGTAGCATCAGCAGCATCCACTGCTTTAGCTTGTCCAGTTCCATTAGGGGCAATAGTTATATCTCCGTTAGCTGCATCTGTAATTGTAATAGTTCCAGAGTTTGTCCCTGAGTTTGTATCTAATATTAAATCATGTGCTCCACTAGATGTAAGAGTAGCATTTGCTGCTCCAGTTCCAATTCTAGTTTCTCCAGAACCTTTTGGTTTAATGTGAACATCAACATTAGTTTCTCCACTTGCACCTAAGATTGGTGGATTACCTGTTGCAGCGTTAGTTACTTCTAATTCATTTACTGCAGAAGATGTTGTTTGAAATATAATTTGTTCATTTCCATTTGCATCTGCTATAAAGCCTGCATCTGCAATTTTTGGAGCTGTTAAAGTTTTGTTTGTTAAAGTTTGTGATCCAGTAAGTGTTACATCACCCATTCCAATATCAATAATATCTGGGTTTGTGCCATCATTTGCAGAGGCAAAAACAATTTTAGTAGATGACGGAGCAACGGCCACAGTATCTCCTGATCCTGACACATATTTAAATGTTACGTTTTGTGATCCACTTGTAGAATTTTTTAAAAAATAAAAAGTTTGAACATCAATAGGTATAGTTACATTTCTTCCAGAAGTTAATGATCCTGTAAATTCTATCATTCTGTGTGCAAGAGATGCACCAGTTCCACCATCTGTTACTGCAAGATCTGTATCTCCAGAATCTGATACAGCTTGTTGTGTAAAACCACCTGAAATTTGTTCTATGATTTGTAAATTTGTATTAGTTTTTGTTCCCCAAGTTCCAGCGTTCTCACCTGTTGCTTGTAATTCTACCCCTAGTCCGGTATATGTTGATGCCATAATTCTTATCTCCTATGCGACGTCACTATATGTTATATTTGAACCTGTTGCAACATTAGAATACGAAATATCTGAACCTGTTGCAACGTTAGAATACGAAATATTTGAACCTGTGTCAACAGCTTGATATGCTTGAATTCCAAATCCTGTTGATGTTCCAAAAGTAGCTACAGAAGCTGTTGCAGCAACTGCAGTTAAGCCCATTACATCTGCAGGTGATAATGATCCAACAGATAATGTTGCAGAAACTCCACTTAATCCCATTACATCTGCAGGACTAATTGAACCTAAATTAGAAGTTATTGCTTGACCAGAAAGATCAATAATTGGACTTGAACCAATGCTAAGTGCTCCAACATTAGAAGTTGCTGAAACTCCAGTTACTCCCATTACATCAGCAGGTGCAAGTGTTCCAACTGCTGGAGTTATTGCTTGACCTGTTAATCCCATTGTTTGTTCATCTGGACTAATAGATCCAACAGATAATGTTGCAGAAACTCCAGTTAATGTAAATGTTGCATTAATTTCAAAAGAAACTGAACCAACTCCTCCTGTTGCAGAAACTCCAGTTAATCCCATTACATCTGCAGGATTTAAAGTAAACATTCCCCAACCATTTTCACCGTAGGTTGCGTTACTCCAACCATTAGCACCTAAGTTTGATGTAATCGCATCAGGGGCAGTTAATTCAACTGTTAATCCTGATATACCCCAAGATTCAAAGTTCCAAGTATCTCTACCCCAACCTTGTTCTGGAAAAGCTTCTAATGATCCAAGAGATAATGTTGCTGATTGACCAGTTAAAAAAACTGTTTGATCTTTGAGTTCACCCCACTCACCATCATTCCATTCTTTTGCACCCCAACCAACTACAAAAGGATTTGTCGTTCCCCAACGATCTGTGCTCCAGGTTGTTCCTGATTGATTCCAAGTGTTAGCCATAAGGAGAACCTCCTTATGCTAATCGTATGATTGCGTTAGTTGCGTCCGCTGTAGGAAATTGTATTGTGAATGTTCCACTTGTTACAGTTTTATCTGATCCAAATGCTACTATAACACACGCGGGATCACCTGATGCAGAATCGTTATAAATCATTGCACCATTTGCAGTAAAAGTTGCTGAAGTATAACTAACATCAGCAAAATCGCAAACAGCTGTCGTGCTTGATGCTGCCGGAGTTACACTTGTAAGAGTTGCACCACCTGCAGTGTATGCAGTTCCAGATGAGTTTGTAATTTCATTTAAAGTTGAATAAGCTGTAGTAGCAGCACCTAAAGATGCTGAACTTGTAAATAACGCTATTTTAAAAGTATTACCTGTTGTTGCTGTAAAGTCATGAACTCCTTTTAAAAGTTCTACTTTAAAACTTGTACATACTGCCGATGTTATTGCCATAATTTTTCTCCTATGGGTTTGCTGAAGTTACTGGGATACGAACAGCACCATCTGTGTAGTCATCTCTTCGTCTTCTACCAACTTGTTCGTTAGCAAACTTTTGCACTTCTTGTTTATATTTATTTTCATATAAAGTCAACATATCTATAGGTCCTTTTAAAAAACCATATGTTTCTGATAAACAGCAATATAATAAGCCATTTGGAAAGTTTAAGCTTATATAATTAGTTTGATTACCAGATTCTAAAGTAGCGGGTCTTTTATTAAAATGAATTCTAAATTTATATGCTTGATCTGGGGTTGGTGCTAAAGCAATACGTCCTGAAGTGGTGTCAGATTCTCCTGTTGCTCCTCCATACATAGCATAATATTTTGGTTTACCTCTTTTTGCAGATTCTGTAGATGGAACATATTGCTGTAAATATGTGTAATCTTTTTTTTCTAAATAGCTATTAGCGCCAGTTACAGCTGATGTTGAATCATATACTTGTATACTTCTTATAAACAAAGCTCCTCCTGGAGCATTTACTTGATCTTGCCCTGCAACTAATGAACCTGTTTCTTGAACTCTATCTGCATCAATAGGAACATCTCTAAATATTCTAGCTTGTGCATTAAGAATAATATTTTCTAAAATATCTGTAGTTAAAACATTAGAATCTGTTTCTGTATAATTTCTAATTTGTGTAACTAAAGTTGTATAACTTAA